GTCGACGCGTATCTTGACGGCCTTGCAGCGGCCAGCAATGACACGTTGGTTGTCGATCCTGAGATACGCGCGGAGATGGTTGCTCGTGACGCCGTCGTCGATGTTCAGGTCTACCCTGACACGCCGATCGGCTTTCTATCGGTGCTGCACTACGACCTGGATGCGGCACTGTCGCAGATGGCCAAGGAACTGTCGGCTTATCCCCCGTTTTCCGATTCGCATGAATCAGAGTCGTCAACTCGCTTGTAGCGCATGTCCAAGATGATTTCTTGGATGCGAACAAACCAGCGACGTCGGCACGCGGTATTCTGGCACTTGTAGCCGCGCTCACGGATCCGCTTGATGCGGTTCGTGGTTACAGTGCCGTCGGATTTGCCGATGCCGTTTTTGCAGAACGGGCACTTGCGAAACTCTTCCACGTCTGGTTTTTCTTCCGCCATAAGATCGCGGGGGCTGACGATCGCCATTTGCCTCTACTCCGTGACTTGTTTGGGCGCCTGACGCTTGGCGCACTCTGCGAGAATTGCTTGAGCCTTGTCGACGATCTCGGACGCGCTGCGGTCGTTCCCGCTGGCAGCTACGTGTGCGGCCATGTATTCCAGCATGGTGAGCCCGCCAAAGGTCAGAATTGCCGCGCCGTTGGCGGTTTGCATCGGCGGCAAGGCGACCGTGTCAGCCATCCCGTTGCGCGTATTGGCGCAGCCGAACTCCGGCTGCGTGGGGTTGATGATTCGACCGCTCGACATGAATTAGCTCCTTGAAATTGCGCTCCACGGTCTTTCGTCCACGTCCCAGGAGAGCCAGCATCGACAGCGGGGGTGGAGCGGCGGCCCCTTGGGGGCAGATTGCTGCCAGATGTCGTCTGGCACACCGTCCAATGGTCGGCACTGAGGACAAACCGCGCTGTCCCGCTCCGTGTGCCAGTAGCCCACCAGCGTCACCCCTAGCTCGCGTTCGATGTCACGTGCTGAGCCGTGCTCGCCGGCTGTGGCCGCCATCGTCGTTTCGGTAATGCCGATCGCTTCCGCACGGTCGGCTGAGAAGATGGTTTGCAATGCTTCCTCGAGCGCCTTCACGGCCTCAGCTTCGGCAGCGACCGCTTGCTCCGCCTCTTCCAAGAGCACCGTCGCCGTTTCGAATCGCTCCACCGCTTCGGCAACCGAGACTCGAATTCTCTCTTGGAGCTCGGTCGCCAGCTGCTCGGCTCTGGCTTCCGCCCATTGCTGCGCTCGTGCGCCTTGCGTGGCGGTGTCGATCCCGACCCTGAACTGATCGGCCAGCGTGTCACCCGCATACGCATAGGTTGCCGCCAGAATGGGAATCAGGGCCGCGGCGACGTCGGCCTGGATCTCATCGTAGAAGTAGCCGGGTACGTTCTGGGCCTTGGGTGGGTCGCCCATCAGTTCGAGCGCGCGAGTCTGGTAGTCATCGAACAGCACCAGGAGCAGGGCTGCGGTTTCTTCTTCCCGTTCAGTGCGGTCGAGCAGGTCAGGCATCGTGAATCGTGTCCGTGAAAGCCCAGGGCCGGTAGCCCATGCGAATCGTGCGGGCCAGTTCGCGCATCTCGTTTGCAAGCCTGCGCTCGAGGTGCGCCAGCAGGGACGGTTCATCAACCGGCGTGTCGAGTGATGGGGCGGCAACGAACAACACCCACTTGTGACCCATCACGCGCCGGCTGAATCCGATCAGCGCACAACCTTTGTGCGGGTCATCGCGGGAGCTGATCCGATACTTGCGAAATGCCGGATGGTCGGCGATCGTTTCGCAGAAGTCTTTTAGCGTGGTCACGGGTAGGGCCTCCCGTTCGTGTGACCATTGCTGTGCCCATTTCCATTCGCGTGGCCGTTCAGGTGCGCCAGCCGGCTCTTGCTGCCAAATGGCAGCTCTGGCAACGCGTTGGAGCTTCCGGCGCTGGGCGGGGCGTTTTGTTCTGCGGCCGACTGCACCTCGTCACGCATCGACAGTTTGCCGGCATAGACCAACTCTTCGCCCTCTTCGCCTCCCAAGGGCGCCAGCCCGCGCAACTGGCGGATTTCGTCGCGCTTCCGCACTCCCCCGGCCATGTCGGTGCGCAACTGCTGCTCTTTGATCTGCTCGTCGTTGATCGGTGGTGCGAGCATCTCGACCGTTAGGCGCGGGCCATACTGAGGCGCAAGCTGTTCGGTTTCCTCTTCAGCGATGAACGACAACTGCGGCTGCGTGGTCATCTCCGTGAGTTGCTTCAAGGCCGCGTAGAACGCCGCGTAAGAGCCGCCGTCGGTGATGCCTGCGGCCACACCCGGCACGCCGTGGATCGCCAGGGCTGCGTCACGGAGTTGGGTGAATGCCCCGCAATAGTCCATCTCCTGAGCCGTGGAGCCGGCCAGCGTGACCTTGCTGCCGGTGGTGAAGATCACCCGGCCGTCTTTCTCCGGGTCCGAATACTTCTGCTCGAATTTCTTTTGAGCGCGTTCAAGGTCGGCCTCGTCCCCATTCCAATCGTCCGGCATGGCAACAATCGCCGACGGGTTGGTGCCTTTCTTCATGTGGGACCAGCGGCGCTTGTCGACCATGGTGGCCGTGTCACTCCACAGCGCGCCGGCTGCGACCGGGCTTTGTCCGTCGTCCCGGTAGATCGGATGCGGCCAGCGGATGACCTGGATGTAGCGGGCGTCGATCGCCTGGCCGATCACCTGGGACATGCCGCCCATCAGGAACCAGCCGTCTTCCGGGCCCCAGCGGCTGCCCTCGGGCTGGATCCGCCATGCGCCGTAAGGGTATTCCTTCGTTGGCCACATGGGCGTGGCGATGCACGTGGGAATCACGTACCTCTCGACCGTCAAGTCGGCCCGGTTCGGCACGTTCCAGATCAAACAGCTGCCGGTCAGGTTCAATTGCACGGCCTGCTCGTAGCGGAAGCTGGCGCCGCTCTGGCCGGGGTTGGGGCGCTTGAGGATTCTGGAAAGGCGGTGCTCGGCCGGCAGTGGTTCTGAATCGTCGGCCTGCTCCGAATAGTTTTTCAACCGGCTTTTGGTGGAGGGCGCGGGGCCGGCGTAGCTGGTGACCTGGGCTTGCATGAACTGCAGGGCGATCGTGCGGATGGCGATGTAGTGCCAACCGGTGAAGCGGTCGCTCTCTGCGCGGTGGTCGCTGGCCCAGCCGCCTGGGTTGCCGCCTGAAAGAGCAGATCGCAGCGTGCCGATCATCGGGCCGGCTGACTTGGTGCGCGACTGCAGTTGATCGAGATAGGCTTCGGTTTCGGCGTGGCGCCGCTGGCGGGTGTTCATCCTACGAGAATCCTTTTCTTGGGCTTGGCGCTCTTGCGGTAGGCCTTGCTGGCCGCGTCGACCTGGTCATCGTTCCGAGCGTTCGGGAATGCCAGATGTTCTTGAATAAATGCGGAATTCCAAGGGCCTTTGACCAAGCGCACGTTGCCGGCCTCGCACTGAATGGCAAACGGCTCTGCGTTGATTACCTTGTCGCCCGTGGTGGGCTCCGCATGCACCCGGTAGCCGGCCAGCCTTCGAATGCTGATCTCTGCCGATTGCTTGCCGCCTGAACCCGGCTCCTGCTCGATCCAGATTTCCACGTTGGGGCCGTAGGTGAGCTCGTCGGTATTCGCCGTCAGGTCGATCACGTCGTCTCGTTTGAAGCTGGACCACTGCCCCCGAACCACGTCCAGCACGTAATGCACCCCGGCCTTTTCGCCGATCAGGACACCCGCAGTAAAATCCCCTTCGTTGTCACAGCCGGCTTTGTCCCAGGCCCGGACGAGGTTCGCCAGTCCGGCTGGCGCCGCGTCGACGATCTTGAAGTATTCGAGCTTGAATAGCCCGCCTTCACGCGGGGCGGGGCGCTGCTGATACAAGGCGTTGAAGCGGTGCTCACCTTGAACCGTGCGGATCTGCTCGAGCGCTGCGATCGAATACCGCTCGGGCCACAGGGCTTCGCCTGGCTGGCGTCCGATGGGGTCGTTCTCTTCTGCAATGGCCGGCAGCCGGACGTAGTTCCAGCGCTCGCCGCCTTGCTCGGATTCAACGAGCAGCCGACCGATCCAGTCGTCTTCGTGCCACCTTGTGCCGATCCCGATCACCGCGGCCCCCGGCTCCAGTCGTGTGAAAGCGTTTTGCAACAGCCACTCCCAGGTCTTGTTCCGCATCGTCTCGCTGGCGGCTTCTTCGTAGCCCTTGATCAGGTCATCCAGAATCAACAGGTGAGCCCCTTTGCCTGTGAACGGACCCCCCATGCCCGCCGTACGCATCCCGCCCGCGTGCCCCAAAATGTTCCAGCGTGACGCCGCCGATGAAGCCGGGTCGACCGAGACGCCAAACATCCAGCCGTTTTCATCCAGCAGGCTCCGTGCTTTCCGGCCCCACTCCGAGGCAAAATCCGCTTCATAGCTGCCCAGCATCACGTCGCGATCGGGGAACGTCCCCACGAACCAGGCTGGGGTGTATTTGCTCGACAACTCCGATTTACCGTGTCTGGGCGGCAGGCTAATGAGCAGCCGGCCCGCCGTTCGAATCGTGTCCGTTATGGCCTTGTCCAGGTGCAGGAGGTGCCTGGCCGTTTTCCACCTGCCCCGGCTCACCGTCCTGGCAAACAATGCCGGGGTGGCCGTTTGCTTGATCAGCGTTGCCAGCTCTGAGGTGCTCAAGGTATTGAGGTTCATTCATCAGCTCTTGCCGCACCGCCGAAACCTCCACGCGCCCCGAGTGCTCCTGTCGGACT